CGCGCAGTTGTAAAACTCATTCTCAAGCAACCGAAACTCGTCGTCAAAGTCAAGGATATGGTGGCGCTCGAGGACATTCGGACGATTCAACTCGGAGAACACACGGACGGACTCGTGTTTACACCCGTCAATGAACCCATTCGCATGGGAACACACGAAACGTTGTTCAAATGGAAACCGAGACACCTCATCACGGTTGATTTTCTGGTTCAACGGGGACACGACTTGTACATTCAAAACCGCAAGGAGCTGAAGCAGGTTGGTGTTTTGTATCCACAGTATCCACCGTACAAGGATGGCGTCATTCTCGAGTGTTCATACGGCGATATCGGATGGACGCCCGTCAAGGAACGACCGGATAAGACGTATCCAAACAACCAGCGAACCTACGAGAGAACCGTTGTGAATATCAGAGAAGCTATCCGTCTTGAGGAATTTTATTGACACGAACGAATTAAATTCATGGCTTGTATCATGGCGTCCGTGTACATTCTTCCCGCGTTGGCATACGTGTTCGTTTCCAACCCAGCGACGTACAAAGCGACCCGTGGTATTTTCGGAAAATGGGTTGCGTCCCCAGACGGTCTTCCGTGTTTCGCAGGAACTGTCCTGCACGCCATCGTCTTTATCCTGATCGTGTCCCTGCTCATGAAGCTGTTCCCTCCTCCGCACGTGTCGTCCTACGGTCGCCTCGCCGAGTTCACGGGCGTTCTCGGACGCGGCGTCGGCGAACAGGACAAACAAGGTGGGAACTTGCGTCACGTAACACCGCTTAAGTTTGGTGAGGACTATTAGATGCCAAAAGGTCTTGTGAATCTAGGCAACACGTGTTATTTCAATTCAGCTCTTCAGTGTCTTTTACACGTCCCGTCTCTGAGCAATCGTTTTCTACGCGACGGCGAATACACAGGCGAATGTACAGTCACCCGTGAATACTCCAAGCTGGTTCGTATGTTTTGGAACAAAACGGGAACGGAACTGTTACACCCAAGAGACGTCCTTCACGCCTTTATCGAGAGGTGTCCTCAGTTCAAACAGGGGCAGCAACACGACACACACGAAGCTGTTCTCGCTCTCCTTGATATTTTTGAAAAGTCTCTCGGAATTGAATACATAAAAACCCTGTTTTACGGGACAGAGGTTCAAGTCGTGACGTATCCAAACGGTACGTCTCGACGCGAAAACGACATCATGTCCCTTTTTGTCGAAAAGTCTTTGAACGATTACGCAAAATACGAATACCTGACAGACTACGTGGATGACGCTGGACGCACATATAATGTCGCTGCATTACACACAGAACTCAAAAGTCTCGGGCACTGTTTGCCCGTGACGTTCATGCAAAAATGTCAAGTCAAAGACATCCCTGAAGAATTTCAGGGCATGAAACTGTTTGCTCTCGTCATTCACTGGGGAATCGCGCTTGGTGGACACTACTACGTGTTCGTCAAGCACAAAGGACAATGGAGACTCACCGATGATGACTCAATACAAGACGTGGACAAACCACACGACCACGTTCCGTGCTCCATGGCATGGTACAAAAAAGTCACATGATTTTTGAAATGTCTGTAATTTTATACAGCATGTTGTACAACTGGTGACGCTTTTCGATGCTCTGCTTCGGGTTCAAAATCTCCAACTCAATCTGGTACTCCGTCTCCTCCTCCGTGTCCTTGTCCTCCGCTTCACCCGAAACTTCCGTCATGTCAATAGACAATCCCTTTCGAGTAAAAGACCACCGCTTCTTCTTCTTGACCCGGGTAAAGTTCTCCTCCTCGGATGATGTTTCCCTGTCGTACGGAACCTCCGTCGAAATTCCGAGTCGAACGTCAAACGGAAACCCTTCCAACGAAAAGTCATCAACGAGCACGCGTTTTTTCACGACAGACGACTCCATTTCATCCGTGACGTCATTCATCGTCACTCGTTTTGAGGTTGTCTGATCGTAATACACGGTACACTGAGACTCGTGAACACTGTCCCAGCCATCAAACTTTCGAAGACGACGAAGAACTGTTTCGAAAGTTTGTTTTCCAATGTTCGTATCAAACGTTCCTCGGTTCATCTTTCCGAGTCGAACTTCAATCTCAATCGAAGGTTCATCTCGGTACTTTAAGATGCTCGACTCCCAACGGTTATACAAGGCGTGAATCACCTCCATGTTGCTTGTTTGTTTTACGCCGGGAATGTTTAGACCTCTGCGTCCTGGTCGATATAGTGTTCCTCGACCGCATCGAGACCAAACAAAATCTTCTGATTCGCGTACGCCTTGCCCCTATACACGATCGATTCCGTCCGAACCTCGATTTCACGAGACGAGAAGGGTCCGGCGTAAATGTCCTCGTTGAAACGACACCGACCGAGAACGTTTTCTTGACAATGCTGGTTGTAAATTTGGACAAAGAGCTTTTGCGGAATCGACTTGTCTGGTCCGAACAAGAGCTTGTCGCTCGCCAAAAAGTGCTGAAGCGGGTTGGTGATGCACGCCACCTGCGCCTGAACTCCCTTGAAGTACTGCGGAAGAACGTTCCAAATGTCCTGTTTCGAATACAGTTCCGAATAGTTGAGATACGCCTGAACACACTTGTACAGAATCAACGGAATCTCAACGTCAAGTTTCTGATCGAGATGTGGATCCGCATCCATCACCTGTCGCCCAAAGTTCCACGTCACGAGTCGACGCAGCACCGACCCCGAGTTGTCTCTGTAGTTTGGGACTTCGTTTCCGGCAAGAATACCCGGAACGTTCCACGTCATACTCAACGCTTTTTCATTCTTTCGCGCGATGGACACGTCTTCACCGGACACGATGGACTGAAACTCGGCTTGTTCGAGCGCCAAGTCCCCCTTGACTTCCGGGGAAATAAACATGAACCCGTCATGAATGGACCACAGTCCAAACTTCTTTTCAATGTTGTTTGAAAGCGTTCGAACATCTTCCGAATCGTAAAACTTTTTGCACACCTTTGTGATGATTGTTGACTTTCCGGAACGAGCGATACCCTTGAAAAAGGGAATGACTTGCCACCCGTCGCGATCGTTCACGTCAAAACACAAACGTCCGATGAACACGTACATCCACCGACACACATCCTCTGGCAAACGCTGGTAGTCCATGATGCTTTGAAGCACCGGCGTTGGAATGCTGTACCACGCATCAGCGTCTTGAATCTTGTCTTCGGGAAACACCTGATCAAAGTATTTACACGAGACGATGGTTGGATCGAGCGTCGAACACGCATCGGATGTATACGGGTAAAACATACAAATGTACTTTTCCGTTTTGGGACACCATTCCTTTCCAACGAAAATTCCATTCTGAAACGACCATACAGTTCGGTTCTTTTGAATCTCCGGAAACTGGATATCGCGACACATGCTCAGGTGTACTACAGTGTCTCGAACGATGCTTCCCTTGCTTGTCAAATTTCGCCACATGTCATACTTGTCCTCCTTTTGCGTATAGAAATACACAAACTCTTTGATTTCCATCACGGGCTTCCACGCACGTGTTAAATGTCCCTCTGATGTCTGAATCTGCTTACAGCATTGCCCCTTGTACCGTTTCATCTTTTGCGTGTACGTCTTGTTCAAAAGGTACAGGAGCAACTTTTGGTACGGACTTTCATCGCTGTCATCCGTCGTGTCCAGGGTTTTACAACGAAACAGAGACAGGTCAACATCCCCAGGAGGAACGAGCATCGGGTTATTGATTCGGTCAAACGAACGAATGTATCGAAACAGAATTTCATAGGCATCATCCACGGTTTCAATCAAACGCATCAGACGAAACGCAACACGAAACTCGTCACCGTTGACGTCCTGGGAAGACTGATCCTTCATGCCAAGTTCATTTGCTCGGTGGTACAACTCCGATACCAGTTTAATGTATCGCCGCTTTTGGTCCTGGATACGTTCAATATCAAGCTTCTCAGGCGGAGGGAGAAGCAGCTGTGGCTCGAGGTCATCGAGCGGGAAAAATATTTTCATGCTATTTCCAAAAGGAGCGTAAAGATCCTTGTTTTTCAGTCCCATTCTGTCTTCAAGTTGTAATATCAATTGTTCGAGTCGGTCTGGAGTAAGACTCGCTGTTGTCGTACTCCAGATCTCCATGCGAATTTCATGATCGTGTTCCGGCGGGTTGTCACGTTCGAGTGTGTGGATCCGCTCTGTCATTAGTACAAGTGCGCTATATTTTTTTAGGCAGACGACACTTTTGAAATGGCGGACAACATCTTGATCAAAATGACGTTTGTTTTCTCCAGCTGCTTTGCAATGGTCGCGAGCGATGATGCAACGGTGTCACCGTCATCCGTCGCGAGAAACGCCGCGAGCGCCTCCATGGGATCAGGCATCTCATCAAACTCCATGTTCTCCTCGTCTTCTTCATGAATAGTCGTCGGTTCGTTTTCCATTGGTAGTGTTGGCATGGAAAGAGTTTTGGTAGAGATGGACGCGCGCTTCCCCTTGACCCGAAATTTTTTTCTTGGGTATTAGTACCAAGCGATCATGGCCGGAGGCCTTATGCAACTCGTCGCGTACGGCGCTCAGGATGTGTATCTGACCGGTAACCCCAAGGTGACCTTTTTCCAGGCGGTGTACAAGCGTCACACCAACTTTGCGATGGAAGTGATCCAGCAGACCACCAACGGCTCTCCTTCCAACAGCGGTCGTGTGTCCGTGACCATCGCCCGTAACGGCGACCTGGTCGGCAACATGCACGTGGCGCTGACCCCTATCAGCAACGTTCTGACCTCCAACAATATCGGTTTCGATACCAACTGGGTGGCTGAGCGTGCCATCGCTGACATTGAGCTGACCATCGGCGGTCAGCGCATCGACAAGCACTACCAGACCTGGTGGCGCCTGTATTCCGAGCTGTTCCTGAACGAGTCCGACAAGTACAGCTGGGCGAAGATGACCACCATGGGCAACCCCCTGGCGACTGCACCCACCGCCCTGTCTGCGTCCAAGGTGTACCTGCCTCTGCTGTTCTTCTTCAACCGCAACCCCGGTCTGTACCTGCCTCTGATTGCCCTGCAGTACCACGAGGTTCGTCTGGACTTTGACCTGACGTCCTACTACAGCTCGTACTTCGGCACCACCAACGCCTTCGAGGTGTGGGCCAACTACGTGTACCTGGACACTGAGGAGCGTCGCCGTTTCGCCCAGAAGGGTCACGAGTACCTGATCGAGCAGGTGCAGCACACCGGCGGTGATCAGCTGACCACTAGCACCAGCTCCGAGAACAGCATCCAGCTGGTTCGTCTGAGCTTCAACCACCCCGTCAAGGAGCTGGTGTGGTGCTACATCAACCCCAGCGGCAGCGCCACTGCTAACCTGAATGCCTTGTGGAACTTCACCACCAGCACTGCTAACGTGAACATCACTTCCAACGTTCTGCAGTTCATCGCATCCAACAACTACATTGCGTGCAACATCACCGGTGTGCCTCAGCTGGCGGCGACCGCTGGTCAGACCCAGGCTTCTTTCGGTCTGACCGCAGCGGGTCCTTTCTCCGGCAATTGCTACTGGGTCGAGGAGGGTACCAACTTCATTGGTGGTGCTGGTTCCGGCGTTGAGGTTGGTCCTCTGCACCTGTTCAAGGTGATCCTCAACGGACAGGACCGCTTCAAGGAGCAGTCCGGCAAGTACTTCAACCAGGTCCAGCCTTTCTACCACCACACCGGTATCCCTTACCCCGGTATCTACGTGTACTCCTTCGCTCTGCAGCCCGAGGAGCACCAGCCTACCGGCACTTGCAACTTCTCTCGCATTGATAACGCCCAGGTGTCCGTGCAGCTGAAGTCCAAC